GAATATTTTTTATCTCCATTTGCATCAGCTTCAGCAATCAACTGTACATCTGTTAATTCTTCTCTTATAAGTTTCATGTTTGTTCTTCCCCTATTGTGTATATTTATACTATCTAACCTCTAAAACAACTGAATAACTGTCTCCATTTACAAAATTGTGTGTGGAGAACAACACATCACCAGTTGGTGTTGTAGCATTATTCGTTATTTGTATAGCAGGTGTTTGAAAATCCATAGTACCTTGTCCGGCTAAAAACAAAGCTGTTGCATTTGTAGCACCATCCCACAGCATTTCTACGGACCCTTTAGGATCCGTAGTGTTTATACTGTATATTACTCTAGCAATTTTAGTAGTAGTCGAAGCGTGGTTTAATGCACTTGCATCCAATTTTACTACTAAACTCTCTCCTGTTCCATCACTCTTATTGGTAAATTTCATTACCGTTTTGGAACCAGTAACATCCGTTATCGTTTGACTAGTTACAGCGTCAGCCATTATCTAGTTTGTCCTGAATAGGTGTAACCTTTAGATTTAGTTACTTCTATTATAACTGTGCCTGTAGCCGCAGCTGCATTAGTTATTAAAATATCTCCTGTAACACCTGAAGCTTCACCATTTTTAATCAATGGTTGCTTACCGTGAAAACCGTACTCTCCAGAACCATGCACCGTAATTGCGTGTTCGTTTGATGTAGCGTCAAACAAAAACTTTAAGTTTGATGTTGCCGCTGTAGTGTTCCATTTAATACTTCTTATGTGTAGTGTTGGGTTAGAGGAATGTCCTCGTAAACTTGAAGCGTCAACACACACAACAGCAGCGTTTGTATCATTTGAGATTTCAAACTGCAAGACTGAGCGTGTTTCACTATCAACAAGTGTTCTTGGGTTAACTATAGCCATTTTTACTCTCCTTTATATGGTTAGACCTGTTTCTTTTTTGAAATAGGCTTCTATATCCTTTGGCACTATGCCAAATTTCTTTGATACATCCTTAATTATTTTAGGGAATGTACTCAAAACTTTTGACGGTTGTTTTGTTAACATTGTCATAACATCATCAACCGCTTTTTTTGCCTTTGGCGACAATTTCTTATAGACTGGTGAGCGCTTATGCTCGTCTTTTTCAATTGTCAATTTCCGTAGACTGTGTAATGTTATCATTTTTTGTTTCTGCAGGTTTGTTCATTATTGTACCTGCTAAATCTTTTCTTTTGTTATCTAACTCCACACCTATTTTAGTTGCTAATGTAGACTTAAATTGTTTCTCTGCTTCAATGTTATCATTGCTCGCTATAGCGTCAATCATATTTTTAGTTGAAGTTGTCATTATCTTCTCCTTCTTCACCATTTTCTGGTGATTGTTCTGCTTCTGCTTCTTGTTTTTCCTTTTCTATTTTCTTTCTTTCTAACTTAATTTCTTCTTCACTCATTTTAAGTATGCGTTTCATTACATAATCCTCTGAATAATACGTACCAACCATTTCATTACTTTTCATGTCAGCAAATACTGCCATACGGTCCTTAAACATTTCACTTTCTTTAACCTCTGCAAAATAACCATCATTTACATATTCATACTTAATAGACTGTGCTAAACTATTTTCCCAATCTTCAATGGTAATAATACCTTTAAGAATGAGTTGTGTTTTTAATATATCATGGAATAAAGAATTAAATCTGTTTCGTAGTCGGTGAACAAATTTAGAGAATTTCATTTCATCTCTATTAATTTCTGTTGCCCGACCCATATTAAAACTGCCTTCAGCTTCTAAGCGTGTAACTGGTACATTCAATGATTGATATAATTTCTTTTGGAAATATTTTATATCATCAATTTCACCTAGGTTTGAACCACCTGGTAAAGTTGTTATTTCCGTACCTCTTCCCCCTTCACGCCTAGGTAGCCAAAAATCCTCCAACATAGACATATACTGTCTATCATCTCTAATCTCTCCTGTTGAGGCGTCATAAACAAGTTTATTTCTATACCTGTTCATTACATCTTTTAAATATTGTTCAGCTTTTACCTTTGGTAAATTACCTACATCAATATAAAAAATTCTTCTCTCTGGCGCTCTACTAATACGGTAGATAACAACACTATCCTCAATCATGCGTAATTGATTGACCGGTTTAATTGCTTTATGTAAATATGACAATATCATATTTTTTTGTTGGTCAACTAAACCAGAAGGACAAAAGGCAATAGCGTCTTTTGCTATTTTCAAACCTTGACTTGTTGCTGCTAAACCAGGATTTACACCCTTTTCATTATAAACAAAAAATTCCTCAAATTCTATTGCATCCGGTTTATTAGGATCATATGGTGTAAATTCTTTAACTTGTTCTTTTGCTTGTCTTACTTTTTTAATTTTTCTTGGATCAATATATCGTAATTCAATTATTCCCTCTTTAACTTTTTTAGGATCAATTACTTTATGATATACTATTCGTCCATCAACATACCATCTACGAAAGATGTCATGTCCCTTTTGTTCAAACTCCATAAGAGAAAGAACAGTTTTAAACTCATCTGATATTTTAGTTTTAACACCAGCACTAAATGGAACAGCACTCATATTAAGACGGACAACACCTTGGTTATCGTCAACTACAATCGCTTCATTAATAATATCTTCAACTGCCTGGTCACATTCAGGTTGTATTGCAACTTCTCTATACCTGCGAATGGCATCCGCTTCATTATTAACAACACCTTCAATATCTAAATATTGGCCACCAAAACCACCCATAATGGTTTGGGTACCATCATCAGCTGTTGGTGCTGTAAATGATTGACTGGTTGCCTTAACCGGTTTTCTTTTTATCTCAAATCCAAAGATTTCTGCCACTACTAACTCCTTTTTATTATATTTAGGGCGCCTAAAAAGGCGCCCCGTTATTCACAACTTATGTTGTAGTGTTACTTTCCCAATATTGATATCTCCAAGTACACTCAAAAGTTTCGAGCGCTGTTACTTGGTCCATGTTTAAGTCAACTTGACCTACAGTAAGTGGCCACAAACCCCTAAAAGTATAACTTTTAATTGTGTTACCATTTCTGTCTAGGTGGTCAACAAAAGCATCCACTTGATAATCAACAGGATTGTTTAATCCTTCGTTATCAGAATGGTTGTTGATACCATTCGACCATCTTTCAATAGCATTTCTGATACCCATATCAGTATCATTAATGATAGTAGTACTCCAAGTTTGGAAAGTCCTATCACCAGCCATGTAGATTGGTCTACCACGGAAATTTACTGTTAATTCACCTAACTCACTAGTAGGTAATATAGTAGCAGAGCATAAGAATGCCAAGCTTTCTGTTTCACCACCTACAGCTGCATAACCAGGAAAAGGTAAAGTTACCTTAAACTGATTCTGTCTAGCACCGCCGCCTTTGAGTTTAGAAATAAAATCTGATACGTTTGCCATTTTTTATTCTCCTCTCCTATGCGCCTGCTACTTCTGAAAAGGCAACGCCTGTTCTTGTAGCAATAAAGTTAAGTTTAATGAAGTTAATAGAACGATTTGGCTTAACATAAATGTCCGCCACAAATTCGTTCCTGTCTATAACTTCGCCAGTATTATTTGTTTCATCACATACTACTGAAAAGTCTGTGATACCTCGTCTGCCTTGTACATCTCTCAAAAACGGTTCTATCAAGTTTCTAAAATTTGCTCTAGTAAATTCGTCATTGAACTCAAAGAGTTGGAATTTAGCCGCTGTAGAAATCGCTTTTTCAAGAACAATGAAAAGTCTCCTTACATTGATTCTATCAAATGCACTTGGTTTTGCTTGTGCTGTTTTATCGCCATACAACAAAGTTCCTTGTCCAGGAAATGTAACAACAGGATTTACCCTTGCTTTATACAAATCATCTCTTTGTGTTTGGTTAGGATTAAATGCAAGTTTTACAGCACCACGGATTTGTCCTCTACTGTAACCAGCAGGTGAATACCATGGGTCTGAAACTACATCTGTTCTAGCACATAGTCCAGCAATATCTCCACAAAGTGGAACATGGCGGTATACATCATTGTATTTGTCATACTGATATTTGTATCCACTATCTATTACTGCATATGAACTTGAAGCAAGTCCGTCAGCGAAAGCTTTAACATTAACTGTAGCAGAAATTGGATCAGAAACATTTACAACATCTGCTCTCGCAGGTGAAATGAATGCTACACAATCTTTTCTTCCTTCAGCAATATCAATCACTTTAGTAGCGTGGGTGTCACCTGTTGCATCAGCAGCAGTTAATCCCCCACCTTGTGATGGTCCGCCAATAATAAAGTTTACATCAACTGTTTCAGCATCAGCAAATTTATCATATGCTAACGCCATTTCTCCCAAAGTTGGTTCAACATCATCTGTTCCAAGTGTAAGTGAAGCAGAATATACGCTAAAATCATTTGCGCCTTGTTGGTCGAATGTTTGTCCAGTTTTTGTGTTACCAGCATTTGCTAATGTTCCTTCATGATCCATCCAGTAAATATGTTCTGAATTTCTATAAAGCACATCAACATAATAGTTACTCGCACCTTGAGCCGTTTTAGCGTCTGAAGCTTGCGATAAACCTTCGTGTCTTTCTAATATAGTGCCTGCTGTACCTGTGATACCGCCATCTTCATCAACTACTACAATATGTAACTCGTCAAGCGAACCGCCAGCAGCAGATACATCATCTGTAGTTGTAGGTGCTTGTGAAAAATTGAAGTAGTATTCCCAATATCTTTTAACTTTTGCATCATCCACGACAGCGTGTCGTAATCCACCTGTTAGTGTTTTACCAGAAGCAGGATCGAATCTTGCAATTGTTAGGACATGGGTAGCAATGGAAGATACTTTGTAATAATGTCCAGAAGGTGCAGCTGTATAATCAGCAGCACTTCCAAACTCTAAAATATCTCCAACATTGATTATAGAGCCATCATCTACGGTGATAGTTGTATCGCCAATAGCCGCCGAAGCGTCATTGACAAGGTTACCACCCATTTGACTTGGTCCATAAGCAGTCGAATTGGTACACATAGACACTTTTAAGTTATTTCCCCAAGTTCCTGGTTCTCTAGCAGCCCAGCTGCCAACAGATCCAGCTCCAGAGGAGTAATTATCAAGGTAGTGTGTTGTATTTTTAATCAACACTCCGGCACTAACACCTGCATTTACGCAGCCTGTAGTTGCTCGAACTACCCTTAAAGCATTTCCGTACTGCAAAAAGTTGGTTGCACTAAAAAAGTATTCATATGTGGCAGCAGTTGGTTTCCCAAATACTCTTACATACTCATTTTCACTTGAAACCGTTACGATTTCATCCATCGGCCCTCTCTCACTAGCAACCCCAATCGCACCAATAGAGGTGCTAACTGCAGGAATTACATTAGTAAGATCCTTTTCCGTAACGAGAACGCCTGGTGATACTAAAAAAGCCATCTTGTTCTCCTTAATTGTTAAATTTGTTATTTATTAACAACAATATTTATAATACCCACATTTTAGAGTCCGTGTTTGTATTTTACTGGTGTCCAGGTTGTTCCATACGGATCTTTAAAACTTTCCTCTTCTGGTGGCGTAATACCATCATCCACAAAACCAAAAGGTGCCATATCTTGGTCCATTGCGTCCTGTTGTTCATCAACTAATCTTGCTCGTATATCTTGGTCTGTTAATTCCTTAAAATATGTTTGGTTTGATAACCAAGCAAATATTACCAAACACGCAACTAAATCATCTGTAGCACCTTCATCTGCTTCAAATTTATCTTTACCTTTCAATATATAAGTTGACAATTCACTAATAATATCAAAGTCTTGTATAATAAGTTTGTCGTGTTCTACCATAGCTCGCAAATTAGCGCAACCTATTTTCTTTACCGCTTTTGTTGTTCTTACTCCCATTTGTGATTGTTTGCCACTAAATCCTGTACCTGCAACTTGTCCAGAGCGTCCTCGCTGATTAACCATAATCAAATTATCATATTCTAAATCAAATTGCATTGTATCTGCTACCTGTCCACCAATATCATTTACCTCTATAAGAACTTCTGCTATATTATATGCAGTTGCAACTTTATGAACTACTTGAGGAAAAACTAAAGGTTTAATTTCATTATTACGATACTTAGCAACAACTCTATAAGGTATACTTGTAGCGTCTATAACCACAAAAGCAGAATAATCATTAACCGTGCCTCTTGCAACATCAACTGTAACCACATATCTTTTCTCTTTTATTGGGTCTTCATAAACATCCAAACCAGCATTTGATTTTATTGGTGGTATATGACTTAATGTCCGTAATTTAGTCGCACTAATCAATGTATCAACACTACCTAAAAATTCACATTCAAACTCCGTACGAAATTGGCTCTCACTTGTATTTTTAATAGTTTCATCTTTCCATTTTTCATTACGACCAGGAATTTCTGACCAATGCACTTCAATAGTTTTATAACTATTTCTTTTATGTATAGCATCATTCCATAATTTATAAAACATATTCATACCATGTGGAGTAGAAACGATAATTACTTTTGAAGTTTTACCAGATGTAATTGTAGGATAAACTGAACTAAAAAATTGTTCAGCAATGTTGTTAGGCACATAAGCAAACTCATCTAAAAATATTATATTATAAGAACCACCTCGAACAGCACTAGAAGATGTTGCAGCTGCCATTATTTTACTGCCATTTTCTAATTCTAAACTACCTTTATTCCAATTAATTATACCTTGTTGCAACCATTTAGGTAAATTTTCATATGCAAGTTGCAAACGACCTAACATATCTCTAGCAACTGCCGCTTTATTAGCAAGTATTGCTACATTAATATTAGGATTGAATATGGTATAATGCAAAATGTAAGCAACAATTATTGTTGATTTACCGGATTGTCTAGGTAATTTACCAATTGAAAAACGATTATTATGGAATGTATCAACCATTTCTTTTTGAAAGACATACATATCGAAAGGAACTAAACCATGGTCAAGTGAAACAATCTTTAAATAAGTTGAAATAAAATAAACAGGATTTTCCTGACACTTTAAAAACTCTTGAACTTGTTTTTTGGTAAATCTAACTTTTTGATTTGCTGCTTTAAGGTTTGGATTACCTAAATACGCTTTTGTTTCAATCACTTCTTATCCTTCTTTAACATTTTTTGTAATTCTGCTGTTGAACCCACAAACAAAGCATTTGTAACCTTACTAGGTGTTTTT